CGACGCCAGCCGCCACGATGTTGCCGATGAAGTAGTCGGCTTTGCCATCCTGAAAATCCTTAACCGCCCATTCTCGCGCCTCTGGCGTAGATGAACCGGTCAACGTCACGCTGTTCGGCAACTGCCGATGCAGCATGTCGATGACATCCTTGTGGTGCGCGAACACCACCATGGGGCCGTGGCTGTCAAAGTTGTCCTTGAGCCAACTCACCACACCGTCAACCTTGGCGATGCCCAACAACCGACGAAGCGTGGCAACGTGACCGGCAAGTTTCTTCAACTCACCCATCGGATCGTCACTACTCAAAGCCACCTTGATCAGGTTGGCGGCGGTGACCATTTCGGTGGTCTCCGCCACTATCGACAACTGACCCGTCACCGGCAGCATATGATGGCGAACAGGCGGCAGATCAGTCAGGACATCCTTGCCCTTGCGCCGCAAACACCGTTCACGCAGATGCTCACGCAAATGTTTCAAATTCTTACCGCCCGTGATCACTTGCCCGAAACCGTTGTTCCTCGTAGTGCAATAGCGGCTCACGAAACTCCAGTACGACATCGGCTTGCCGTTCTTGCCGGCGATGGCGTCGGGGAAAAGAGCGTGAAGCATAGGCCAGAGTTCAGATGGGTTGTTCGGCATCGGTGTGCCGGTCAGTAGCCACACACGTTCGCAACTGTCGGCTATCTTGCCGGTGGCGAGGATCGCCTTCGTTCTTTTGGCGTTCCGGTTCTTGATGTAGTGCGCCTCATCAAGGACGATCAAATCGAAACCCATGGCGCTCAAGTCGTCATGGTGTTTCGCCGCCATGTCGTAGGAGAGGGCGCCGGACTTTATTTGGTGTCCATCTACACTGTGGCAACCATCGGCTTTCTCGATCTCGCTGTGCCAGACTGGGATGACCGATGCGGGGCAAACGACCAGCACGTTCTCGACGCCGGGTATCTCGCGCCATGCGGTGATCGCCTGGACGGTCTTGCCTAGACCGGGTTCGTCCCACAAACACGCGACACGCCGGTCACGAAGAAAGACCTTGCCGACTGTCTGATACGGATACAGTTCCATCATCGTCATTCTCTCCTTCATTTTGCGCTATCCACCAGTGGATCAGCGCCAGTGCATCAGCCTCATTGTCGTCAGCCGGGGAGAACCCGCGACTGACCGCCTCTGCCATCATTTTCTCTTTGTTCGCATTGCCTTTCCCGGTCCAGAATTTCTTGATCGTACCGACAGGCACACCCTGGTAGGGAATATCATGCTCTTCACACCACGCCGTCAGAGTGGCGAGGAAGCCGCCGTAGGCGTGAGCGGCGGCAGTGCCGGCATGTCTCGCCACTTCCTCGAACACGATCTCACTAACGCCGCTCTTGTATTGTTCGTCGAGGAAGCGAGAGAAGCGAAGGTAACGCATCCCGCCGCCCTCGAACCTCTTGGCCTTGAACGAGATCGTGCCACCCATGATAAAGCCGCCACCGGTGCGGACAACAGCCCAGCCGGTTGTCGTACCTAGATCAAGAGCAAGAGTGGTCATTTTGAGGCTAATGAGCATGGTGCCTTCTCGATGACCTCTTCAGCCAGCCGCCCAGGCTTCGTCGGCCTCTCGATCTTGGTCGTTGACTTGCCATCGGATGTCCATGCTGTGATCATGTCACTCTCTTTCATTGATCGATCTCTCCCCAGCTTGTCATCCAGGCGATGCACTCACTCTTTGTGTCGAACCAGTCTTGAGTGCCGTCGCCGAGATACTGCGCCCACCATGTGGGCTTGAATGGGGTCATTGTACCGCACATGTCGTCAGGCGTTGCGATGTATCCCCAATCGAAGTCCGTATATTGATTCTTCATATCCATCATCTCCATCATTTCATTGAAGCGCCTTCATCGCGTCGAATCCAGCCATGTACTCGTAGACCTTCCGGGCCGTGATCAGTGTCACGGATCGACCATTGCGTAGGTGATTCACGAACGCCGGGTTGCTCATCACCGTCGCGCCGAAGGTCGTCGGCGCCACATCGTGACGCCTCAGAAAACCTTCGATGTCCGCAAGGAACTCTCGGGTGGTTGGAATCTCGACCATGCCCTTTCCTAATCGGCAATGCCGGGGGTGTCAAGCACTTTCTTCGCTCTTGACAATCTTTTTCATGCCGCCTATTGGTGGACCTGTCAAAAAGAAACCGCCGCTGGCCGGGAAGCCAGCGGCGGGATCGTCTACCCAACCAAGGAACGTGCGCGTAGGAGATTTGAACATGCCACAACTGCCAGCAGTTGACAACACTTTATTACTCCGTCGCGCACTGGCGCTTGCCGCCCATGGATTCTGGATATTCCCTGTTAGATACGATACCAAGATCGCGGCTGTCACCGAATGGCCGAACCGGGCAACCCGTGACACCAGACAGATAAGAGAGTGGTTCGCCACCGGCAAGTACAACATCGGTATCCACGGCGGCAAGTTCGGAGACCGCAAGATGGTGGTCCTCGACGTGGATGTCAAAGAGGGCAAGAGAGGGATGGAGAGCCTTGTCGCCTTGCAAACCACCGACAAGCTGCCGGCCACGATGACAACGCACACGCCCACCGGCGGCTTGCACTTGTTTTTCCAGACTGACGATGAGTACCGCAATAGCAGTAGCAAGCTGGGCGATGGGCTGGACATCCGTTCGGGCATCGCCAAGGCCGGGTACGTTGTCGGGCCAGGATCGTTCGTCGGCGGGCCTTACAAGGCCAAGCTGACGGAGTTGGCCGAACTGCCACAATGGTTCGGTGAGAAACTGAAGAGAGCGGCGGCGAAGCCAACCGCACCGGCGCAAGAGGCGGACTATATCGATCTAGACACACCAGCCGCCATAGAACGCGCCACTGCATACCTAGGAGACGCACCGGCGGCGACTGAGGGGGATGGCGGCGATGCGACTACCTTCGCCGTCGCTTGCCGGGTCATGGATTTTGGCGTATCGGCCCAGGGGTGCGTAGACCTCATGCTGTCGCATTGGAATGATCGATGTGACCCGCCGTGGGACGGGGACGAACTCCGGGTCAAGGTAGCCAACGCCAGGAAGTATCGCGAATCGGCAGTCGGCAGCGCATCGGGTGAGGCGCAGTTCGGTGGTGACCTCGCCTTACCGGATCACGTCGCGAGGCAAATGATGCACGGCAGTCTAGTGGCGCACCAGCCACAACAACCGAGTAGGTCGCTGGGTCCGCTTTTATCCATCGGGGACATGATGGACAGACCGCCGCCGCGCCAGATAGTACGCCACATATGGCCTGAGAAAGGTGTCGCGTTCCTGGGCGGCGAGACCCGGCATATGAAGACATTCACGGCGCTGTCGTTAGCCATGGCAGTGGTCACCGGCAAGCGTGTCGGTGACCTCGAAACCATTGAAAAGAAGGTGCTTTTTACGCTGAACGAGGGCCAGAACGGGTTTGGTGAGCGATGTCAAGCGTGGCTATCCCTCAACCAGATGGATCGCGACGACGTGGCTGGCAAATTCATAGGAATGGAAAACACCGTTGATTTGATGCGTGACGAATCCATTGAGGAGTTCTTCGCGCTTGTCGATGGCGCCGATCTGGCGCCGGGTGTGGTCGTAATCGACACCTTTTCCAAGGCTACGATTGGGGCCGATGATAACTCCACGCAGGACATGGCGAGAGCCATCGGGAACGCCTACCGCATCGCGGATCGATGGGGCGGGCTGGTTGTCCTGATTGACCATGTGGGCAAGGACGCCAAGCGCGGTATCCGTGGCGCCTACGCCAAGGTAGCGAACGTCGATGCGGTTGGAATGGTCAGGCGCAAGGATAACAGCGTCACGCTCCATGTAGAGAAGATGAAGGACGGCGAGGACGGCAAGACTTTTCAATTTCAGGTTGAAATGCAAGGCGGCGTTGGGTCGTCGGATCGGTCCGTGCCAGTGGTCGTACCATCGACATTGTCGGTCTTGCCATCCCAATCGGAATTTATTGTGGGACACTTAGTGGTGCATGGCGCGACCTCGCGTGATGAACTAAGCGCATTATTCTGCGAGGCGTATGATGTCGGATTGAAATCGTTCAGGATGACTCTTTCTCGCTTGGTGAGGTTAGGGGATGTCGCCGACGATGGCGCCATATTGTCATATAACAGGATAGATTTCTGACACATTGTCAGGCGCATCATCGTAAAATGACGCTAAATCTTTATCTCGAAAATCTCTAGCAATATCAACGGTTTATCCGGTTTAAGTAAGCGCATCAAGGATGATGCGCCCATGATGCGCATCATGGGTGATGCGCTTGTGATGCGCTTGCCTGGAAAACGTCTTGAAAATGGCAGAAACACTGGGGGTACAAGGCGCATCATCCAGTGATGCGCTTCATGCTTGCGGCAAAGCGCATCATCCCCCCCTCTCTATATAGAGGGGGGGTGAGCGTTACCGGCGTTAATTGAGGTCTAAAAACTCTAATAATATCCCGACTGGATTTGGGATTACAGAGTGACCCATTTCGTATCGGATCACTTGGCGCATGGATAGGCCAAGCAACTTCGCCATGGCTGATTGTGTGAGGCCCATGGCAAGACGGTGGGCCTTGAATGTTTCGGGCGCCATGGTTTTCATTCGCATGAACCTTCTCCCGTGACGTAGTCGATCTGATGACGGACTATGTCTTCGGCGTAGCTTTTTATATCGGCTCGAACGTCTTGCGGTTCTGTGCCGTAGTTCAGCATCCAGGCTTCGGCGTCCACTGTAATTGTGAACTCTATCTTGACCTTGATTTTCATCGATCTGTATCCTTTTGCTAGTTGGTTTGCGATACGTCTTGGATTTGGCGCCACGCTGTTTTGAAATCGGCGCCACGTCGTTTTGGTTTCATCGATCCGTAGCCGATGGACCGATGGCGGCGTGTAGGATGCCCCAGGACTGGCGCGAAGGGTTGCCGGGTAGGTTGACCCTACCCGGCGACCACAAGGCGGCGCCTGGGTCAACCGTAGGCGGCTGGAATGATGTTGTCGGAATGACAACAGCGCAGTTCCGTATCCTCATAATTGATTCCGCAACCGTCAACGCGCCAGCCATCGTCCACGTCATTCGCAATTGACCACATGACCGATGATAGTTCGGCTTGGACGGTCTCGAACGATAGTGCGGCGCCGTCGCTTGTTACGAAGAACATTTGATATCCACCCGGCCAAGCGAATTGGCCGGCGCGAAGGGTTGCTTTCAGTTCTGCGACGGTCTCTATCTTGGCGTAGGTGCGACGATACACTGGGCGCAGTGGTGGATTGCTAGACCATGCCGGCAAGCGAACGTCGAATAAGGCGCCGTCATCGCTTGCAAATAGATGGTTTGGTAGGGTCATGGTATTTCCTTCCTGGTTGGTTGGCTTGGTTGGTTGCGTGGTCTCAACACGGCGCCTGGGCTAGGTGTGGTTGTCGGGTTTGTATTCTTTTATCCCAGGGTAGATTTTTCGGGCGTTTTTCAGGTGTAGAAAACTATCGACAAGCTTGCCCGCTTCGTTTCTTATTCGGATGCCGCTCATCCCTTGGGAAAGCTTGATCCGCCCTGACTTAATTCGACGATATGTGAACTTCTCATTTTTTGGTAATGTCATCGCTTGGGTTCCTTCCTTGGTTGGTCACGGCTTGGTCTCAACACGGCGCCCATGGTCAATGCCATGGGCGCCGGTTTGAGACTATGCCATTTCCGCGATTTTGGCGGATTCGGTCCCATCCCATCCTTTTCGCAAGTCTCGAATCGTGCGATCATATGCGATCCT